TGGAATCACCACTTATTATGCAGCAAGTAATACTGATGATTATATTGGTGTGAGTGCTGATGTTCCCGTAACAATTCTATTACCAATATCTCCTATTATTGGTAAAAAGATTACTGTAAAAGATGAAGGTAATAAAATATCTACATATAATATCACAGTCACGGTAGGTGCTGGAGTAAGTGTCGAAAACGATACTTCAGTTGTGATGAAAATCAATCATCAAAGTTTTACTTATTTTTACAACGGTTCTAACTGGTTCTTAGTATAATGTCTTATAATCCCCTTCCACAACCAGCATCTATAGGATTTGGAACATTTGGTTCTACTGGTATTGTAACAGTCACAGATATTAATCCTCTTCCCACATATCTTCAAAATATAGAAGTAACAGGTAAAGGACGACTTAAAGTATCTACTCCAGAAACTATTTTCTTCAATACATTTCAGTATGGAATTGAGACTGATGTATGGGATACTAGAGTTAGTGTTGGTGCAACAGCATACTGGGATTACACTATAAGTGGTATTGGAATGTCCGTGACCTCTTCTGCAGGTTCAGAAGTCATTCGTCAAACCAAGAATGTGATGAGATATATTCCAGGAAGACCAGCAGAACTTGCTTTTGCCGTCAGATTAGAACCACCAAAATCTGGTGTCCGTAGAAGATTTGGTTTATTTGATGGGCAAGATGGTTTTTATTTTGAGGATGATGGTGGTGATTATGCTTGTGTTATAATCAATAGTGATGGTGCTAGTGGCATTATTACAGAAAGATATACTCGTTCAGAATGGAATGGGGATAAATTAGATGGTAATGGACCAAGTGGTATTGTTGCTTCTCCATCTGCACAGCAAATGATTGTTATGGAGTATGAGTGGTATGGTGCAGGGCAGATTAAATTTCACTTTGAGATAAATGGAAAAGTACATAATATTCATACAATCAATACTGGAAACAGACTTCCTTACCCTTGGTGTAAAACTCCTTTTCTTCCAATTCGTTTAGAACTTAAGAACACTACAGGTGTTTCTACTGGTCCTCATTATTTGTATCAGGGTTCTAATTCTTTAGTTTCTGAGGGATTTACCGATAAGTCTGGTATTGCACAGAATGTCGGAACTGCAGTCACTGGTAAAATTCTACCAGTAGCACAAACTTATTATCCACTTCTTTCAATTCGTCTGAAACCAACTGCACTTACGGGTGTAGTTCTTCCAACATTCTTCCAGGCAGCAAGTTTATATCAAGCAAGTCCAAGTCAAAATGCAACAGTTATTAGTTTAGCATATAAACTTATCAGAAATGCTAACTTGACTGGCGGAACTTGGGTTGATATGCCTGATGAAAATGCTTTTACACAATACAATAGAACTACTACTGGAATTGGAACAGCAGGTATTGATTTGGATAGTGGATTTATTATTGGAGGAAATAGTGGTACGGGTGTTCGTTTGGATAAGGATACTCAATATCAAATTGGTAGAAGTGGTATAGGAACCATTAGTGATACTCTTACTCTTGCAGTTGCAGTTTTGGATACTGGTGTTACTGGTGCAGTTGCTTATGGTTCGATGACTTGGATTGAGCAAAGATAAAATACTAAATAACTAATATTGTCCCAATTATTACAATGTCGGTATATAAGATAGTACAAAAAATTACACCATTGACGATGACTGGTGCAGCAGTAACCAGTAATCCAATTGCTTTGAGGTCTGGTTTTTTGAGAATTGTTCCAGAACAAGATGCTTATGTTGAGGTTGCTCCAACTCCAACGATTAGTACTACTACAAGTGCTAGTATTTTTGTTAAAGCAGGAACTGAACTTATTTTAAAAGAAACAGCAATTACTCAAACTATTGTTGGTGTAACTACTGGCACTACAACTGTCGTGACTTTACTAGAAGGTACTTTTTCGAATTTTTCTGCTGGTGATATTGTTGAACTTACTGGAATTGTTCCAGCAGGTATTAATACAACAGCAGCAACAGTTGCATCAGTAGACGCAACAAATGATGCAGGAACAGGTGGATTCAATCGAGTGATTACTCTTACTTGGAATACTTCAAGTCAAGGTGCTCCAATCACTACTTCCACTGGTGTTTTGAGAAGAGTAACAAAAGTTGCTGCTTATGGAGCAAGTGGAAAACTCCACATCACAGAAATTCAAATCGCAGGTGGTTAATTCAATGAAACTCATCACAGAAGAAATCGAAAAGGTAAAAGTTATTACCGAAGAAAAAAATGGAGTCAAATCTCTTTTTATTGAAGGTATTTTTCTTCAAGCAAATAAACCAAATAGAAACAAACGTCTTTATGAAATGAGAACTCTCGAAAGAGAAGTTAAAAGATATAACGAAAACTTCATTCAAAAAGGTCGTGCTCTTGGAGAACTCGGTCATCCAGATGGACCAACTTTAAATCTAGACAGAGTTTCTCATAAAATTGTTTGTTTAGAGAGAGTTGGAGATAATTTTAAAGGAAGAGCAAAAATTCTTTCCACTCCTATGGGAAAAATTGCGGAATCTCTTCTAGGTGAAGGTGTGATGCTGGGAGTTTCTTCTCGTGGTGTTGGTTCATTAATTCCAACTAACGAGGGTTATTCAGTTGTTGGTGAAGATTTTATGCTTGCGACTGCTGCTGATATTGTTGCCGACCCTTCTGCTCCTGATGCTTTTGTGAACGGAATTATGGAAGGAAAAGAGTGGTGTTGGGAAGGTGGAATTCTCCGTGAAAGAGATGCAGAAGCAGCAAAGAGAAAAATAAACACACTAGTAGATCAAAAACGTTTGGACGAACAGAAAGTTGACCTGTTCCAAAACTTTTTATCAAATCTTTAAATTATAAATAAATACAGATTAAACAATAGGTTAATCGGAGAGATCAAATGTCCCGTGGTAAAAATTTACAAGAAATGGAAACAGGCACTAAACAATCTAAAACTGCTGTAAATGCTGGTGCAAAAGCAGCAGAACCAATGCACAAGTTAACCACAGGTATTCCTGATGGTCAAACTGGTAGTTGGGAAGATCTTGGAGGACCAACTCCAGAGAACTACAAACCAGATGATGATTCTGCAAAACTTTCAACTCCTGGTGCAACTCTTAAGCAAGTTAAGAATGTTGTAAACAAAGGTGCAAAAGCAGCAGATGCTATGAAGTCTCTTGCCAAAGAATCAGTCGAAGAAGATGAGGATGAAGAACTCATCGATGATGAGGCTGAGTATGATGAAGATGAAGTAGTTTCTGAAGCAAAGAAAAAGTCTTCCAAAGGTGAAGATGAAGAAGGTGAAGATGAAGATGAAGAAGGTGAAGATGAAGATAGTGAAGAAGATGATGAAGAGGACAAAAAAGAAAAAGCAATGAAAGAGGCATTTGCCCAAATCGAAGAAGAAATCGAAGAGGACGTAAATGCACTTCTTTCTGGTGAAGAACTCTCCGAAGATTTCAAGGTAAAAGCTAAAACAGTTTTTGAAGCTGCTTTAAATGCAAGAACAGAGCAAATTGAAGAAGCAATTGTTCATCAGTATGAGCAAAAACTTGCTGAAGAAGTAGAAACAATTAGAGAAGAATTAACTGATCGTCTTGATGCATATCTTGAGTATGTATCAGAAGAATGGTTACAAGAAAATGCTCTCGAAGTAGAGCAAGGACTTAAAACTGAAATGACCGAATCATTCCTTGCTGGAATGAAGAGTCTTTTTGAAGATCATTATGTAACAATCCCTGAAGATAGATATGATGTACTTGAGAGTATGGTAGAAAAACTTGATGAAATGGAGAATAAACTCAACGAGCAAATCGAAAAGAATGTTGCTCTGAATAGAAGATTAGCTGAGTCGGTTACTGAAGTAATTTTTGCCGAAGTCTCTGAAGGTCTTGCACTTTCTCAGAAGGATAAACTCGCTTCTCTTGCTGAAAATGTTGAGTTTGATAGTGAGTCAGACTATCGTGAGAAGCTGGTAACGTTAAGGGAATCATATTTCCCCAGAAACGCTGGTACTCAAAGAGACAACTCGGATTATATCGTAGAAGAAACTGATTATTCGCAACCAGTATCTGGTTCGATGTCAAGATATCTCGATACACTCCAAAGAGTTGCTAAAAAGTGATTTTTAAATTATAACAATCAAACTAAAACTTTTTTAAAGAGGTAAAACAAATGCAAATGTTCAACGCAGAACATCTGCAGGAGAAGTGGGCACCACTCCTTGACTATCAGGGACTCGATTCGATCAAAGATTCGCATCGTAGAATGGTAACCGCAGTTCTCCTGGAGAATCAAGAAAAATTCCTTCGTGAGGAAAGAGATTTCCTCGGTGAAGGTTCCACAACTGGTTCAACCAGTAACACTGCTGGTTTCTCTGGTGGTGCAGTAGCAGGTGGTCCAGTAGCAGGTTTCGACCCTGTTCTGATTTCACTCATCCGTCGTTCAATGCCTAACTTGGTCGCATATGACCTCGCAGGTGTTCAACCAATGAACGGTCCTACAGGACTCATCTTCGCAATGCGTTCACGTTATACCAGTCAAACTAATGCTGAAGCATTCTTTGATGAAGTTGATTCACAGTTCTCTGGCAGAAAGGGCAACCAATCCCAGTATGCTGTCAATCCTGGTGTTGAAGCAAACGTAGGTTTCGGTACTACTGCTTCACAAACTGGTAGCAACCCTGGTCTTTTAAATGCTGCTGGTACTTCACAGCAAAGTTATAACGTTGGTGGTGGTATGTCCACTGCTGATGCAGAAATACTTGGTGCATCAGGTCAAGAAAGCTTTAACGAAATGGCATTCTCAATCGAGAAAGTCACCGTTACTGCAAAGTCAAGAGCACTCAAGGCTGAATACTCACTGGAACTCGCACAAGACCTCAAGGCAATCCACGGTCTGAATGCTGAAGCGGAATTAGCAAACATTCTCTCAACAGAGATTCTTGCTGAAATCAACCGTGAAGTTATTCGTACTATCTACAAGACTGCTGAATCTGGTGCTCAGTTCAACACTGCTACTGCTGGTACTTTTGACCTCGACATCGACTCCAACGGTCGTTGGTCGGTTGAGAAGTTCAAGGGTCTTATCTTCCAAATCGAGCGTGATGCTAACGCAATCGCACAAAGAACTCGTCGTGGAAAGGGCAACATCATCATGTGTTCTTCGGATGTTGCTTCTGCACTTTCAATGGCTGGTCTCCTTGACTACACTCCTGCACTCAATGCAAACCTTAACGTAGATGATACTGGCAATACTTTTGCTGGTGTTCTCAACGGTAAGTATAAAGTTTACATCGACCCATATTCGGGTGGTGCTGGCAACCCAGCAACTGGTGCAACTGGTGGTCAATACTACGTTGTCGGTTATAAGGGTTCTTCCCCTTATGATGCAGGTCTCTTCTATTGTCCTTATGTTCCTCTCCAAATGGTTCGTGCCGTTGGTGAGAACACCTTCCAACCAAAAATTGGATTCAAGACCCGTTATGGTCTTGTTGCCAACCCATTTGCAGAAGGTAAGTCGTCTGGTGTTGAGACCAACCTTGGTCGTATTCAGACCAACTCAAACCGTTACTACAGAAGAGTACAAGTCCAAAATCTTATGTGAGTTTCTTTTCACATTTTTCGAGGGTCCGAAAGGACCCTTTTTTTATGCCTATAAATAAAAATAAAAATGGCTTCACCCTCGTTATCAAATCAAATTGGAAACAAAAATTACTTATCTCCATTAGGATTTAAGTTTGTTCTATCAAAATATCCAAAAATTGATTTCTTTTCCAATTCAGCAGAAATACCTGGAATTAATCTTGGGGTAGCAGTTCAACCAACTTACTTGAAGGATATTCCAATTCCTGGTGACAAAATTACCTATGATGATTTTAATTTAAAATTTTTTGTTGATGAAAATTTAGAAAATTATCTTCAAGTTCATAACTGGATAAGAGGTCTTGGATATCCAGAAAGTGTTGCTGAATATCAAGAATTTCTCAATCAAGACCCATACAATCCAGGAGTTCAAGACGCATCTGCGGGTCAATCTGATGGAAGTTTAATCATTTACAACAGCAATTATAATCCAGTAGCAACAGTTAGTTTTAAAGGTTTATTTCCAACATCACTTTCTACAATTAATTTTGATGCCACTAACACTGAAGTCCAATATGTTACGGCTCAAGTAAATTTCAAGTATACTTTATATGATATAACAACTTATTGAAATTATGAACCTTGATGAAATTCAATCATTATGGGAGCAAGATTCGATTATAGACCAAGACAATTTACACGATGAGTCTATTAAAATACCTGCTCTTCATGCAAAATATTATAAAATTTACAATAACATTCTTCTTCTTCGAAAACTAGAAGAAAATAAATATAAGATTTTAAAAAAAGAAAAATGGATGTATTACTCTGGTAAAGCAGAACCAGATGTATATAAAGAAAATCCATTCGACCATAAGGTCTTAAAACCAGATATAGATAAGTATATGGATGCTGATGAAGACTTAATTAAGTCAGCATCCAAAATAGATTACTACCAAACAATGCTTAGTTATTTGGAAAGTATATTAAAGACAATCTTAAATAGAACTTACCAAATAAAAAATGCTATTGAATATATGAGATTTACGGCAGGATATGGCTAATATTATTATAAATAATATGGGATGGAAATATGTTTTATGTCTGTTATATACAAAATAACAAATACTTTAAATCAAAAATTTTATATAGGATTCACAAGTCAAAAAAATCCAAAATGTAGATTTAATCAGCATTTGTCAACTGCTCGTTCAAAGAAAAAAAATAATCAACCAATTATTAAAGCAATAAGAAAATATGGTGAAGAAAATTTTTCTTTTGAAATTATATTGGAAGGTGAAGAAATATTTTTATTAAATGTGGAAGAACCAAGATTAATTAAAGAATTGAATCCAGAATATAATGCGACTTTTGGTGGTGAAGGGACTTTGGGATATAAGCACACAAAGGAAACAAAAATGAAATGTGCCTTATCTATGTTAGGAAAAAAAGAAAGTGAAGAGCATAAAAAATGGAGAAGTAGAAAAGTAAAAGATGGATGGAAAAATCAAACCAAAGAGAAAAAAATACAAATATCAAATAAAAAATTAGAATCTAATAGTCAAAAAATTCAAATTGAAGTTGAAGGAATAAAATTTAAAAGTATAAATGAAGCTGCCAGATGGGCAGTAGATAAATACAGTATAGGACGAAATACTGCAATAAGATATATTAAAGAAGGTCGTTCATTTTCTAATAAAAAATTATTGAATTATAATTATAATGGAACATATAAAGGGTCAAAATATCTCTAGCAGTCATATAATCATCAAAAAGAAAAATGAAATTTATTTAGAAGTTATTTGTAGTGAAGAATACATAAGATGCGAATTGAGAGATTATTTTAAATTTGAAGTTCCAAATGCCCGTTTTATGCCCCAATATCGCAGTAAATATTGGAATGGAGAAATTCATTTATTTGATACGAGGGACAATACAATCTATGTTGGTCTTTTGGATAA